GACGTACACAGTATATTTTCCTGTGAAAGGATGCCTGTAAGGTATTTTGATTGATTCACTAGCCCATTGATAAACATTTGGATGTTCGTCACATAATCTCATAAACGAATGTTCCCAACTTGATCTATAAGTCGGCGTCTTTGTGCCAACATATTTTTCTTGGTTTTTTGGTGAGAACTTACCTCTTGCAAATCTCGGCAACATTATACAATTCCTCCTACAATGTGTAGTCTATCTTCATTATCTCTTGAACCATTTAACGCTGTGTGCATCTTAGTGGTATCGACTACATAATAATTACCATCTGCAGGCAAATGTCTAAGTTGTCTGTTTTCTACGATGAAGCAACTTTCATTTGTTATTACCGGTATGTGTATCCTTTTTGAAAAATCATAATGATATGTATAGCATTCTCTAGGTTTTAATATCATTAGTCTTGTTCTAAACATTTTTAATTCTGCCATTATTGAATTGATATATGGTATATCAAATATCGGAACCACAAAATCTGTTTCTTTATATTTTTCTATTTTGTTTATAGTACCAACGCTTAGGAATGGGTCGAGATTATCTTTGGTGCCTTGCAAACCTATCTGTGAAATATTAGTCATGTCAGGCAAAGTCTGTAATTCTTTTTTTATTTTTTCTAAATCTAAGGACATATTGTTAAATCTTTGATCCTATGAGGTTGTTTAAGTACCCAGTCAATTACAGAAACACAATATTCTATACTCATCTTATCCGCCTTCACAGATTGAACTCTTGGTGAATCAAAGTAACCAAATCTAATTATCGTTGTGCTTACACCTTGATAAAAGAGTTGCTCGTTGGCTTTATCTAAAGCAGATTTTTCTATTTGATATCTGTGTGGTTTTGCTTTGTCTTGATCCGGACTATTAGACCCAATATTGATAATTCTTTTTTTTAGTTCTGCGGCTTTGTAAAGCAAATTTACTTGTTCGAATCCATCGTGCTTACAATTAATAAAAATATCGCAGTCTTCGAGAGTATCTACAGAATTATATTTTTCATGTAGTGCTTTTCCTAGACCACGCCTTGTGCCCGTAATATAATATTTGTTTAGCATAGACTAATCTATGATGTTCCGAGATACAGTTTCTGTGGTGGTAAGTGTTTGTCTAACACCTAACCTACTTGATTTGTATCTGTTGGCGTTTAGAATTATTGTTATGATTTCCGATAATTTTGCATCATCTACGTTTGCTAATTTGTCTAATATTTCTCTTGATGATACGCCATCAATTTTAGCCTGTGACATTATAATATAAGAAATGGATTCTGCTGATGCTCTTTTAAATCCTCTGTTTACAAAATATGCGATTGTGGCATCGTATTCGCCGGCGTTGAACTGATATTCTGTCTCGTATGCAGTTGTTGTTAGTTTATCGATAGTTTTTTGTAAATCGTCTTTATCTTTTGGTGGTAGATTTGTGTAAAACTCCGGCATTATAATCCTACTTTCTCAGTTACTATTGTAACATCATTTGTTGCTCTTTCTATTTTTATATAACCTTCACTGACAAGTTTTCTAATATCTGTAATTGCTTTGTTTCTGTACACTGTTTTAGTTGTTGCGGTACTGTTGGTGTATTCCACATCTGATTCAGCAATAGTTAGGTCTTTCCTTGATCCAATATCTTTGTAATAAATTCCAGATGCAATTTCGTCCTTTAGTGTTTCGTTGTTGCTGATCAAATTATATGATTCGTCGGGTGACAAAATATTTGTATAATCTTGAACGGGGTTGGTTATTACTTTGGTATTGCTTTTATTTTTATTGTCACTTGTACCTTTTGCTGTGGCTATAATAGTGCCCGCGGCAATTACTGATCCAACACTGAATCCTTGAACTGGATTAGTTACTGTGCCTGCTTGTTTTCCAACTTCTAAAACTCCTTTTTTAACAATGCCTTTTAATTCTTCCTTGGCATCTTTCTTTTTAATTTTTTTTGCATTGTTGTATGTGTTAGATGCGGCAAGTATTGCACCTAAAATATTTCCCGACTGTACGTTTCTAATAACTGATCCAACTCCGTCTACAACTCCGCCAGGGCCAAATATACTGTTTGTACCACCACCCAAGACTGTGAGAGGACTTGGTTCTTGATCGTAGTTAATTGTGGCAAAACCAGGCACACTATTTCTGTTTATTATTCCTGATTTATATATTACTGTTTCGTAAAGTATCTGCATTGTATTTGCTAAAATACCTGCACCATCGGCTTGATCTAAATTATCATGTGCAAATGAACCTATCACCGGATTTACTAATGTCATTGATGTAAATCTCTGTTTGTGTAGCACAAAAATTTCAACACTTTTTAGGTAAGGTTTTTGCCTTTCTTTTGGCGTGTCCATTCCAAATTTTGTTGTTCTTCTTTGTTTGATGCCATCGTAGTAGTCATCCTTTGTATTCGATATTGTAAGATCGTTGTTCATTCCAACCGAATCTGCTATGTTGTATTCGTAATACTTTTTCCAGAATGCGTTGACTGTGTCGGCATGATCGTCATGAAAAGTAATATTCACAGGATCATAAGCAATACGTGTTGCCGCATACATTTTTTTATTGTATTGTATTTTTTCTTCATAACTCATATTATATTTTGGCAGGTCACAACTTTTTACCAACATGTTAAGTTGATATCTTTCGCTGGCGTTGAACCCGTTATAAAATAAAGTTTCGTCTGTGTTAAAAACCACGTGGAAAAGAAACTTCTGTTTCGGCATCAACTTGTAGTTGTCGTCTAAGTACAATCGTGATGCGTGTCGGAAATCTTTCATTCCCGGCAAACCGTCTTGGAAACCTTTTAAGAAGTTGTTTATCTTTGGCATACTGTTATTTATAGCCACAAAAAAAGCGCCATATAAAGGCGCTTTTGATGTTTATAATTGCTAACTTAATTTTTATTAACCACCTGTACTTAATGTACCGATAGTTCTTGCAACTGCTGTTCCTATTCCAGTTCCTGTCGGAGTTTGGATTGCGTTGTCATATCTTACTGACATTGTTATAGTTGCTGGGTCTGAAGTTGCGTATGCTAAGGTGTTGTAGTTTACGTTTTCAACGTATGCACCATATAGTTCGAAAGTTTCTAATACATTCGGTGAACTTGCTCCATTACCACCATCTAACATTTCAATTCTTGCTGTGAATTTGTAATCAATACCAGAAGCCGCACTTGACTGCTCAAAGAAGTCAAATTGTTTCTGGATCTGTTCACCAACCAGTTTAGTAACTGAGTTGTTAACATCATCTCTTAAATTAATTGTTATTGGATCCCAAGTGTGTTTACCTGCAACATAGACTTTAGAGTTGTAAACGTCTAATGTCACGTTGTCAAAAGTTAAGTTTGGTCTTGTAACGTCAATTACTTGTTTTGTTAACTCTGATCTTGGTGTCGATACTCCAAAATTTTCCAGGATACATCTAAAACGATATTGTAGTTTTGGCATCAATAAACCTTGTGATGCTGAACTCTGATCGTTTGCTAGTGGTACTGTAAATTTTGATAAAGTTGATATTGCCATCTGTTTCTCCTATTTATTCAAAATTAGTTCCCTAACTTTGCAATTTCTCCTGTATTTTTAATTCTCAACGGTATGTAAATGAACTCAACCGATTTCACTGGTTCAATTGCTATATCTACATACAGTTCGTTTCTGTCAATCCTTGTTGCTGTGTTGTTTGTTTCATCACAAACTACTAGGAAGTCATATAACGCTCTTTGACCAACAAGTTCTAACAAGAATGATTCAACTGCTTGTTTAATTTCATTCCTTGTAAGTTCATCGTTTGGCTCAAATATGAACGGTTTAGCAAGAGCGTCTAGTTGTGTTCTTAGATACACTGCTAATCTTGAAACGTTTATTCTGTCTAATGCTGAACTTCCTGAAACTTTTGTTAAGTTACCAAAGTTTACAATACCAGCACCTGAGAAGAATGTAATTGGATTTACTTTGACCTCATGCATTGTGTCTCTTACTGATTCTGTTACAGAAATAGTTTCGAACTCACCTGTACTTGCATCAATGTATCCAACTGCTGTTGCGTTGTCAACTACACCTCTTCTAGTACCTGCTGGTGCAAACCATGGGAAAGCAACGTTGTCGCTGTTTGCCAGTGTTCTTAACATCATGTGAGAAGGTGGAACTATAATAGTTTTTCCTGTGTTATCCGTCGTTTGTCCAGAAGGGTAAAATACTCCCAAGTAATCACT